GTGTATATTATAGCAAATTGAGTATTTGGAGTCAACCGGACATTAAACATGCAAACACAAGGTACTTTTCCAGATGCTCAATTTGATCTGTAGCATTTAGTATTAGTTTTTCGTATCGTGCTGTTGTTTTATGCATACGGCGACACTCAACACTTTCACGGCTGATTTCTTCAAAAATTGCCAACACTGTGTTGTGCATTTTTACCAGGTCTCGTCGAGCAGTTTTATTTTTAAGATTGCCAATGCGAATTTTGGCATCGTTGAGACGTTGTTCTAAATTCTCCATACAGTAATTATACTCAAAGTTGAGTTTGTTGTCAATTGAATCCATAAATACATTACTATGCCTCGTCTTTCACTCTACAGACCCAATCGAACCAATGACTACCAATTTTTTGATCGCACAATATCAGAAATGTTTACTGTGGGCGGACTTGACATCTATGTGCACAAATATTTGGGTCCAATACTTGATACCACTCCAGATCCAGGTAACAATGATGCTACACTACCAGTATACACTAGTACTAATCCTTTGTTCATTGAAGATTTGCTGCTTCTAGAAAATCGAGACAGAGCCTATGACAATAATGTTTATGTCATGCGTGGGGTTTATCGTACACAAGATATTGATTTTGATTTAACACAATTTGGTTTGTTTTTAAACAATGATACACTGTTTATAACATTTCATTACAATGATATGATTGATACGTTTGAACGTAAACTGATGTCAGGTGATGTAATAGAAGTGCCAAATTTGATTGATTACTACCCGTTGAATGCAGCCATACCTCGGGCACTGCCAAAATATTATGTCATACAAGATGCATCATATGCATCAGAAGGATTTAGTCAGACTTGGTTACCACATCTATGGCGAGTAAAAGCCACGCCCATGGCCAATGCACAAGAGTTTCAACAAATTGTTAATCAACCATTTATGCCAGAAAATATCTGGGATGATGGCAATTTTTATCCTGGCAACAGTGTTGTCAATTCTGGTGATAATTATTACATGGCCAAACAAAATGTACCTCCCGGTACTCCTATAACCGATACAACATACTGGACTCCAATACCCAACCCTAGCACAGTTGGGGATCAAATGAGTACTAGACCCAAAGATCTTGAAATTAATGATGCCTTACTTACTCAAGCCGAAGTAGATGTACCTCTAAGCGGATACAACACTACCATGTTCTATGTATTGCCTACTTATCCTGATGGTCAGCCTGCCAGTACCGGACTTGATGCTGGACAATCAAGTACCTTAGTAGGAGGACAACCAGGCGAAGGTGTAACTCCCACTGGCTTTGGATACACCAATGGATATTTGACAGGCGACGATACCACACCAAACGGACTTCCTGTAACCACTGGCGTTAGCTTTCCTCCACATCCTGCCAACGGGGCCTATGTACTACGTCTTGACTATTATCCCAATAGGTTGTTCCGTTATAATGGCAAGGCCTGGATAGCTATTCAAGACGGCGTGCGAACTAATCTAACTCTTGGTCCCAACGACCCATTGGCCCCCATAGACGGCAGTCAACGAGCCAGTTTTATTAACAACACATACACTGTAAACACTGCAGATTTGGGCAATATTCCAAGTCGACAAAGTCTTAGCCAAGCACTCAGACCATTGGCAGACAATGGTGATCAAGGTGGCAATGTGTCGCCCAATCCAAGACCACCCGGAAGGTAATCAATGGCAGTACAGTTTTTTTATGATGAGCAGATACGAAGATTTTTGTTACAATTTGCTAGAATATTTTCAAATTTTCAAGTAGAATACGGTCGCAACGAGCATGGAAAAAATGACACGTTGATTCGAGTACCAGTTCGTTATGGCGATTCAAGCCGTCAGGTTCAAACAATTATACAACAAAATTCAGCCAATGAGTTGCCCAGCACTCCACTGATGACATTTTATATCACTGATTTCAAGTATGATCGACCACGTATACAGGATCCTACATTTGTTGGAACCATTCAAGTTCGACAAAGAACATACGATTCAAACACTGATAGCTATGAAAGTACTCAAGCCAATGCATTTACCATTGATAGACTAATGCCGGTGCCATTTGAGGCCACCATAAAATTGGATATATGGACTTCAAATACCAATCAAAAAATGCAGTTGTTGGAACAAATTTTGGTGTTGTTTAATCCTGGTTTAGAAATACAAAGTACTGATAATTACATCGACTGGACCAGTTTGACTGTGTTGTATCTGGATGACATAAATTGGTCTAGTAGGAGTGTTCCGGTAGGTACTGATAATCCCATAGATATTTGCACTTTGACATTTAAATTGCCCATGTGGATCAGCTCACCTGCCAAAGTGAAAAAACTAGGCGTAGTTGAACGTATCATTATGAGTGTATTTGATGCTGATGGAGATATCAACAATGCAGTATTAGACAATGATTTATTACTAGGTACACGACAGCAAATTACTCCTTGGGCGTATCAAGTGCTATTGCTCGATGGTAAACTGCAGGCGCTAGCACAAAATCAAGTTACCAATGAACCTAACACCAGTTTGACTCCACCCGACAATCCTCCAAGTAATTTGTTATGGCATGACATTGTAAATCAATATGGGTCTCTGCGATCAGGAATCAGTTATGTTACTTTAGAACAACCAAATGGTACTGACGTAATGGGCACAGTGGCCTACGATCCCACTGATGACAGATTTTTATTGTTCACTGTAAATACTGCCACTATTCCAGCAAATACTCTAGCTCCTTTGACTGCAGTAATAAACCCTCAAGCCAGTGGTCCAGGCGCTGGCCTAGTACCAGCCGTGACCGGACAACGATATTTGTTTACAGAAGATACTGGCTCCTGGGATGGCAGTCATCCCACTGCCTGGCAAGGAACTAACGGACAACCATTGGTAGCACATGCCAATGACATAGTAGAATATGATGGCGAACAATGGACAGTGTCATTTGATAGCACATCAAGTCCTGATAATATTCAATATGTCACAAATATTACTACAGAAATACAATATCAATGGACTGGCCAAGCATGGGTAAAAAGTTATCAAGGTCTGTATGCAGGAGGACAATGGAGTCTAGTACTGTAAATGCGGTTGGTGTTTGGTTTTATGCTGTGAGCACCAATCGATATCTTTATTTGTTGCGTAATGACATAAAAAATCCTGGCACATGGGGATTGCCAGGTGGTAAAATTGAATATGGTGAAACACTGGTAGATGGCATGGTTAGAGAGTGCCAAGAGGAATTAGGCTTCATGCCCGAATATCTCAAGTTGGTACCTTTAGAAAAGTTCACTGCTGCTGATAACGGATTTGCATATCACACTTTTTTTTGCAGTGTACACAAAGAATTTAGTCCTGTACTCAATAATGAGCATGTGGGTTGGGCATGGATCAAGTCTGGACAATGGCCACGACCTTTGCATCCTGGGCTTTGGTCCACAGTTAATCTTGATGCAATACGAGATAAAATTTCAACTATTGAACAGCAAGTTCAAACGTCGCAGTAGCTTATAAAATCTCGGTAACTTATATTCACTGTGTTAGAAGCATTTAACCAAACATCTGGCATGTTAGATTTATTTCCCACAAGATAAAATTTCACTCCAGCATAGGCCTCTATTACATGACGCACTTGATTAATCCAATCTGGATTATCTATATTGATTTCTAAATTGTATCCTAACAGGAATATTTCTTGATGACCATCAAATGCGGCCAAATACATGATGGTGGCTATGTCTAACACTCGAGGCCTATTGGGAATTAGATAAAATTCTCCTGGGTATGCTATGCAATTTTTTGGCGTTGTGTATACAATATTGTTTTCTTGATATTTGTTGTCTAATATGGGCAATAGTTGTTCAGGTGATGATTCTACTGTAAAATCCAATCGCATTTCTTGGGCAATTGTACCAGTACCATAAGTTTGAAGCTTCTTAGATCCTAGTAGACCTCCCCGATGTTTTTGAAGTCTGGTATAGTCAAATTCTGCCTTGTCAAAATTACTTCCAATACATGCAGCTCTGCCTGAAATATGTTGATTCTGTATGGGATTAGCAATCCATTCTCTACTTTCGTGTTTTTTGCCACCAGACCAACGACTTTCAAGTATCACAAATTCACCAGCATAATCTGCTCTGTATCTAGCTTCCATTATGTTCTGCCTACTGCAACTTCAATAACACCAACTTGATCAGAATCGTAACATTCAAGTGCTTTGGCCACAATACAACCAGGCTGATATTTGGAAAGTTCTAGTGACGTGGCTACTCCAGGAATGTCGCTGGCAACTAATCTATCGCCTTTGGCTATGGTTCCTACTACCCGACACGGAACTCTTCCGGTGAGTGCAACTTCTACAGTATGATCTCCACTTAAGGCTGAATTCATTAGATAGGCTGGATTTGTACTGACTATACCCGCTACTTGAGTAGCATGGCTAATAGAACTTATAGTTATTTCGCGTATGCCGCCAAAACTAACAACAGTACCAGGCGGATATGTTGCATCTGCGGTATAAACTTCTGCCAAGTCTGCATATTGTGCTGAAGTTGCTTTGCCGTTGAAAGTTGTGGCATAAACACCTCCACCAGTTGATATGGCAAAGGCATCAGTGCCATTGGCTCTGATAACAAATTGTCCGTTACCTGCACCAGTTATTGTAC